TGCATAAGGTTCATATCTTCCGACATACTCACGATATTCTCATTGATTGCATCGAATATCGTCCGTGGTTGTTTGTTGTTCTCCATTATCGTAGAAAATTAGTGATTAGTATATTGTCGCCATACTGCTTAAGCATGGCGTTTAGTTTCTCGGCTGTTACCGCCACACCCCGCTCACGTTGCCGATTGACAAAGTCTTTCAGAGACCGCTCCAACTCACGCGCTTCCCGCTCGTCCCCCGCATACACATACATATCTATCTTATATGGCTTCAGCATATTACACTATGGTATAGGTGGTACATCAGCAGGAGCGGCAGGCGTAGGAATGGATATGCCCGCCTTGCCCATCATTGTACGGACGATATTATAGTACCCCAACACCTTGTCTTGGTTTTGGTCTATCCACCCGAGAATACCCAACGCCGTATCTTTGGCTTGTGTCAATGCCGATACACCCTGCGGGTCGTAGTCGGGCATATTGGGCATATCTTTCATAAAATACTCACATACTTCCGTGGCGGCTTTTACATCACCGCCGCATATCAGTAGTGCGGAACGTTTCAAAGAGTCCTTTGAGGTAGTCTGCAACAATGTTACATCATACGAGGTCTTGTTTCCGAAAAGTGCCATAATTATTATATGATAGTTACATGACGGTTACATGGTTAAAAGAGGTAGCACCTCGTCTCCGAGGCGCCACCTCTCTCTGTTTAGTTGCCGCAAGTATCACACCCGCAAGGTTGCGGAGAGGAATAGCGTTGCACTTTCAGAAAACTGTCGTGCGAGATAGCCGAGTTAATTCCGCTGTTCTGCGCAATAGCCAGTGCCAAAGCCTCTGCCGTGGCAGAAGCCGTTGATTGCTGACCCTGTTGAGCCGTCGAACTGACATCAACATACTGCTTGATAGTCGGAGTATGCACATTCTGCCAAGTCTCACGAGAGTTACGCTCCGTCAGCATAAACTGCGACATCATGTTCAACGCATTTTGGTTACCTGCAACCGCTTGCTCGGCTGCTTTTGCACGCGCCTTGGAGGCTTGGTTTAGTCCCCAGCCCAAACCGATAGCAAGCAATAACGCTCCACCACCGAGACCTGCTGCAAGACCAACACCTGTTGCCGCCATTCCGCGATTGCAATGCTGCTTGGTCATCAACATTACATCAGCAGGGCTTAAAGTATTACCGTCCATAATGATAGGTATTTGTCCGCATCTTTTCCCTTTTGCGATTGGTATCAAAACACTCTTTGTTTCGACACTGCAAAAGTACGGATAATCTATGACCTGCTCACTATACTTAACGGAGAGTTTTAGGAAAGATAGCCGACAACTTATCGGCTATTTCTTGGGTAAGAATACGAAAAGTTACTGACGACCGCTTGTAAATATGGTAGTTCGCGAGATGCCCATATACCGTTGCAGTGCGCTTTTTGTGAATAAATTTAGCAATGTCGTTTGCGCACAATCCGTAGTCATTACAATACCATATCAGCATTGTTCGTGCGTGTAACACTTCGGTTGGCTTGCTACTACCACAAATTTTCTCGGGAGAAACCTCGCATTTTTCAGATACCACTTCCAGTATCTTTTGAAAAATTTCGCTTTTCATTTGGATTTTTGAAATTTAAGTTGTACCTTTGCGGCTGCGGACATACAAGACGACACACAACCACGTGATAGATTACTCTCTGTCGGGTGTGGTTGTGTGCCATTTTTTTACATTCGTCTGTCCGCAAAACTTTGAATGTATATTGCCTTGACAGAGAGTTTTCTATGCTCTCTGTCATTATTTTTTATGTCCGCATGTAATTATCTACCTCTTGCCTAAACTCCTCAAACGTCCTGCATACGACCACTTTGTTTCCAAACGCTTGCAGGCGTGGGATAATCTCTTTCTGATGTTCCGATAACCTGCCAGCCTCGCCGTTCTTCATCTCGATATAGAGGCTCGCATAGCCCCCTCTCGGGACAGGGATATGCAGGTCGGGGACACCGCTCACCACACCCTCCGCTTTCAACTTGGCTGCTACAATCGTGTTCCGCTGACCGCCATTCGGTATGGCATAGCACAACACCTGAGGGTACTGATACCGCAACCAACGCAGGCACTGCACCTGCAAGTCGTGTTCCGTAGGAGCGGCTTTCCCACCGTTCTTCTTCTCACAAAGGGTATGTAACTCGTCTATGGTCATTGTTCTGTTTACATACAAAAAAGCAACTAAACTCATTGAGAATAGTTGCTTTAACTATGGCGATTTCGCCTTAATTAAAAATCGTTATTGTAAAAATTGATTGAGATATTTATGTAATACATATATTTTCCCACGCTTTGCACCTGTTATTTCATGCAAGACACCTCTATTAACGAGGTCTAACATCAATGTATTAGCAGTTGGGAAAGTGATATTCAAATAATCTGCGGCTTTTTGAGTATCTATGTAGGGGTTTTTGTATAATAAATCAATCAGTTTTATAGCATTGGCTGAACGGTTTCCCATTTGTTGAGCAATGCTTTCATATTCTTTTTGCAATGCCATAAGGCGGTTAAGAGTTTCTGTCCCATTCTCGGCAGTGGCAATAACACCATTGAGGAAGAATTTGACCCAGCCTGTCATATCATTCTTTTCGCGTGCATTGGTTAAGGCATCATAATATGACCGTCTATGTTTCTCTAAGTAGTCTGACAGATACAATATCGGTTGCTTTAGTATGCCTTTGCTAACTAAATATAAGGTTATCAACAATCGTCCTGTTCTGCCATTACCATCATTGAATGGGTGTATTGTTTCAAACTGATAATGAATAATAGCGATTTTTATTAGGTCTGGAATATCACAAACCGGTTCGTGGATAAATTTCTCAATATCCCCTATCAATTCGGGAACTTCTTGCCATATAGGTGGCACATATATGGCATTACTTGGACTACTTCCGCCTATCCAATTCTGCGACATTCTAAATTCTCCGGGTTGTTTATGTTCTCCACGAACACCTTGCATTAAAGTTTTGTGAACCTCTCTGATGAAACGTGCGGATATTGGCAAACTATCCAATTTATGTACTGCCTCTGTCATAGCCAAAATATAGTTTTGCACTTCAGCCCAATCGTCTCGTTTATCTAACGGAACATCTTCTATTTCTTGTAAAGCATCAGCCATAGTGGTCTGTGTGCCTTCTATGTTAGAAGATTTAGTCGCCTCTTTTAATATGTGCATACTGATGAATAGGTCTATATTTGGCACGTATTGTGAAAACATATCCAATCGCCCGACACATCTATCTGCCCTACTCAACAAAGTAATAAGGGACATATCTGTAATATGCCAAGACCTATTTATTAACGTTGGTTGAAAACTACTATATGAACCTTGATTCATGTATTTCCCTGAAATAAAACTATCCATAAAGGTTGTTATTAAAATAATCGGTACAAAATTACAATAAACAAATGACTTATTAAAATTTTTACGCGTTTTTTTTAATAAGAAATTCTATTATTAAAGAAAAGCCGTTTTAATTTTAATAAGCAACTATTCTCAATACGTCAAAGACCGCTTTGTTATTATTATACCCCCACTATTTCGGGGGATTTATCCTATTTGCGGGTTGGCGCAAAATGGTCTATGCAATCTCAAAGTCCTTGCAGGCGAGTTGGTCTTTGGAGCGGTGGATGTTCCGCTGCTCGCAATATCCGTCTGCAAAGAACGCACAAGCGTAGCAAGTATAATCAGTCGTCATAAGTCTATGCCTTGTAATTGTCAATCGCCTGTCTCCGATTGCCGTAGGAGGTATAGGAGACGTGTATCCACTTGGTCGTGCCATTGCTCTCATAGAGCAGTTGGTCGAACACACCGTGTTCCTTGATGGCGTTGTACAGGCGTTTGAGATTGCGCACACCTTTCACTTGCAAGTCCGCTGCCTCTCCACGCAGGTGCTGGCTTGTAGGCTTGCCGCCAACGGCTTTGTTCAATGCCGGGCAACGGTAGCCACTCGTGATGTATATTGGCTCTCCAAACGCCATTCGGGCAGGTTCGAGGACATTGCGGCACAACGCACGCAGGCTCTCCACCACCTCCTGCGATGGTGTATTGTCGATATGCTTGTTTTCGGCAGTCTCGCTGCGGACAAACTCGCTCAATGTAAAATGTTCTGTCAGTTGCATAATCAGTCTTTGTCTGTTATGATGTACCATATACCCATGCATAGTAGCCCCACCGCAAGAGCGGGAGCGGCTATCACTTGGCGGGCAATGTACGATATTTTATGAATGGTCGTTCTCATTGTTGCGGGTCATCATCTTGGTTGTCAGTGATACTCACGGGCAGTATCAGACCAGCCTTGAGCATATCCTGCTCCAACTGCTCAACCGTAACGGGTTCTTGCGGAATACTCTTGCCGATAGGACACGGGCGGTTGGTACAATAGTAATGCCTTATTCGGTCTATCACCTGCATGGCGGAGTTGTACTTGTTGGTCAGCACCCTTACATCGCTCTCCAATTCGTGCTGCCGCTTGTAGAGGTTGTCCACCTGCTTGTTCTTGAGTATTATATGCTGACAAGCCTCTTTCAGTTGCTCATCAGTCCTGTCGGCAAGTCCACGCCAACGCTCCACCTCGCTGTTCTCTGCCTCGTTGTGGGCAATCACCTCCGCACGCTGTGCCTCCGCTGCTTTCAGACGCTTGTTCTGCTGAAAATAAAACACGCTGCCACCACCGAGTGCGCCGAGCAAGGCGCAGACTGCTGATACTATTACGTTAATCCATTCCATACTTATTTTGTTTCTTGTGCCACGTGCGGGCTATCACCTCCGCACGGGCTGTACTACGTAATAGACGGCTGGTTTGTTTAATGTCGTGTCCCTATTACGACCTGCATTGCTGCCCGCTATGTCCGTAGTGCTTTTGTCACTCCGCAGGCTCGTAGGTTTTCTCAAAGATGTCGGGCTTGCAGGGATAGAACTCACCATTCACGCCTTTGATGACATAGTCGCCCACAGAGGCTGTCATTGTTCCCTCCAATGTGTCGATTTTCAACACAGGGTTGTCCTTGCTGCTATAATCAACGCGGAGGTCTTTACCTGCGAACTCTTGAAGTTCGCTGATTCTTTTTGCGTCATCGAGGAACCGAATAGCCTCAATAACGACAGGCTTTTTTCTGTACTTCATTGTCGTAATTTTATTTAGTTGTTTACTTCTTTAGATATACCCGTATCAGTATGCGTATCGCCGTGGCGAGTAGCAGCAATACTACAAGTATCCAGAACGCCAGCGACACGCCTTTGTAGTAGGTTGGGACGACTTTCTCCACCCGCACCGTCTCCGTCTGGCGGTCTTGGTAGATAGTGTCGTGTCGCTCCACAATCTTGTCCCGCCAACGTATCGACCAACGTTCACGCCAAACCGTGTCGCCCTTTGCGTGGATATAGATACTATCCTTTTCGTAGGTCTGTATCGTGTCGTGGTGGTAGCGGGTAACTATGCTGTCCCGATACTCTACGCTCGGTAGGCACTCGCAGGTCTTGCAGCCATTCAGCAGACACAGCCATAGCAGGCATATCACTATACCTGCTACTATACGCAATATCTTTACGATGTCAATCTGCATTACTCCACTACATCGGCTTGGGTGTCCTCAATCTCTTGGCGTATCTGTTCATTTATTTTTTCATACTCCGCAGCCTGTTCGAGTGTACACTCATCCCATTCTGTAGCGTCTTTGCCAAGATAAACACTATCATTGATGGTATAAAAACCCCTCTCGTTGCGTTGAAACAACTTATGTCCTTCACTTGCAACTTGTTTGCGTATTACTATATTCTCTATCATAATATATCACTTAAGTGTTACTACGTTCCAATTCTTCTGCGTAGCAATGGCTATCTGTTCGTCAGTGAGTAATTTACATTCTCCACCAACAGTGACAGTATGACCGTCTTTGCCTGTCAAGTCGGCTAATCCGTTGAATACGGCTACAATGCTTTGTATATTCAATAGGCGATTGTAGGGACCGTTAGCCCCTCCACGCCAATTCACATCGCACGCACATCCCTCAAATACGCATAACTTATCACGTTCTACTTCTTCTAATGTGTGGTCGCCAACCAGAGTACGTATTCGGGAAATATAATACATCTCTTTGAAATCGAGCGTCTCTGCCATTTTTGTTCCGGTGGCATCTATCCAATCCAAATTCGTTGCCCAAAATGAATTTTCTATCGAACTGACATATCTAAAATCACACCCTGCCATATTGCAGCGGATGAACGTATCTTTGCCTAATTTCAAACCAACACTATAGAGAAATCTTATCGCTGTTTTAATTCGTTCCCAAGGTATTCCGCGTATATCCAAGTCCTCACAAAGACCTAAATATCCTCCTCCACCATACCCTCCTAAACCGGAAATATTAAATTTTCCCTCATATTTTGTCCATCCTATGCCATCCACATAAAAACCAACTGCATAACATTTCGGAGGTGTCTTTATAATAAGCCTTTTAACCTGCGGCAAGTCTGTTACATTTCCTGTGTTTCCATAACCAAATTGGTGATTAAGATACCAATTCTCCACATATGACGAATTACCCAGCATACGATTTCCGAAATACGTGTATGTTCCATCGGTAAACTCGGCAATCCAATCATCTGGACGAGTTGGCACATTCACATCAGCTAAGTCATACTCGCTGACCACATGTTTTCCGTTCTTGGTAATAGACAGCACGCGGCTATGCTCCATAGGAGAGCCGACGGTTACATCCAACTCCTCCTGCGGGGCAACTTCCACATCGAGTGTATCTATATGTGTGAGTACGTCTGCCATAGTGTTATTGTTTGAGGGTTAGCGAGGTGGCCCGCACCTCTGCGTAGTTGTCGTCGTAGAACATCGTTTGCAGGGTGTTGGTGTCGTATATCTCAAGTATAGCGTTGCCGACTTTGAGTTTGAGGGTTTGTTCTGGTGTGAAGTCGAACACGCAGGTGGGGCGTTGTGTCTCCTCTCCGTTGACGATGTCGGGGACGAGTTGGCACACGGCGGTCTGTTCCGCGCGGTAGTCCTCTTTGCGGGCAGAGTAGTACAGGCAAGCCGTGTAGGTCGTGCCTGCTATCAGTCCGCTGCCGTAAGAACGTATCTTACAATGCACGCCTTGGTTGATTATACGCTTTACTTTTGACATTTTTTCGCTTTTCGTTTGGTGGTTTCAAGTTTTTGTCGTAACTTTGCAACGTACAACGAATGATCGCTGCGCTGTTGGGGAGAATTATCTCCGCTTAAAGTCTCGAATTATCGGGGCTTTTTTTGTTTTCCCCGCCGTTCTCCTGCTCATTCTCCACACTTTCCAATGTTTCTGTTTGGTCGCTTGCTTTTAATGTATATGGTGTCAAATCCATAGCCGCTACCACTTTGTGTATCTTTGCCGCCTGTGTCTCCGAAACTGATTGTGTTCCAGCGGCTATTTGATATACATTATCCGTCCAACGAGACAATGAGAACGGATACGCTGCACCTCCATTACTACCATAAGTACTATTGTACCGCACGGTAAACGGCAGGAAATCCACGACAGGAGTCAAGTCCGTCTGAATGCTTGTAACGCCGATACCGAGTTTCTTGTTCAGCAGTTGCAGATGTTTGGTAACTTTCGTGCCGTCGTTGTGGGTTTTTGTTTCAACCACCGACTTCTCCTGCAACGTACCCAAAAACATAGCAATATCTGGCGTATCAAGTTCATACGGATCACTGCGAAAACGCAGTCTATACTCCATTATATCATTCTTATCAGCACGATGTTCTGCCAAGATAACGAAATACTTTCCCTTTCTTCCAAATCCCGCCTCTATCGGTATTAAAGGAGTTACCCACCCTGCACGTGTATACCGATCCGCATTTAATCTTACCGATGTGCGCACGTAGCGGGCAAAAACCAACTCTTTCTCTATGTCCTGCATTTTGACGACATCTCTCGGAGCAAACAGATGCAATTCCCTGCCGACTATCTCCAACCTACACACCTTGGCGCAGCGGGAGGTCTGTATATAGGTATCGTAAGACAATCCTTGCAAAGCACTCTGCAAATCCTTCTGGTCGGTCATTGTCCCACCTAAATTCCCCCACGTTGCCGTCGGTTGGATATGTGCGGAGGTGCGACTATTGATAGTGATATTGGCTGCCATAGTTATACGGGAGATTTGGAGGTCGCCACAAAGCGGGCGTAGTTCTGTTGGAAATAAAGCATTGCACCATTGTTCGGAGCGAAACACTCAAGGTTATACACACCCACAGGAGCGGCAGAGGTCTTGTCCTTATCCAGCGTGAACGTATAGGTGATTATGCCATTGGCAGTGCTGCCTTTGGTAACGGAAAACGCCACACGTGTCTGTGTGGCTGCATTATAGAGGTTGCATTGGCTGGTGTCTAACTCCTTGTCCGATGTAACGCCTACGCTGAATTTCTCGCCCTTGTATATCGTCTCCATTGAACTGACTTTTTACCCTTTCGCCCGCAAAGGGAGAGGGCTATGCTTTTGCAACTCCTCTCCGTTGCGGACTACTCAGAAACAAACTAAATTATGAAACAAAAAACAAAAAGTGGTCTTTACTTGCTATACTCATTGCGCCATTTCTCGTAACGCTTGGCAGTTGTCAGCGACACGCCCACCTGCTCGCCCGCCTCTCGGACGCTCAAGCCCTTTTCACGCAATTCTGCAAAATGGGTACGATTGAGAGCGGTCGCTTCTACGGTGGATTTCGGGTGGTTATGAGGTGGTTGCGCCGTAGTACGTTTGGACTTCTTAACCTTGCCCGGTACGGAAGCCTTTGAGGTCTTGACGGGTTTATTGGTTATATCCTTACCATTGGACAACTTATCTAAATCCACCACTACCACATCGGTCTCTATATGCTGTTCGGAAGCGTGCTGAAGCATACCTTTCAGCTTGCCAAATGCCGCCTGCTTTGCTTGCCGTTCTTTCTCTCTGGTAGCAATCAACTCATCCACATCGTTCCGCAGATTGTTCACTTGGCGTAACAAACCTACACAAAGTGTATTCAGACGGATGTACTGGTCTCGCAGGTTGTGGTGGTTGTGCTCGTTATCCAAGTCCGACTGCATAAGGTGGATTTTCATCTCCTTGTGGAAATCCTTGGTGCTGTATGTGTACCATACCACTACGGCTGCCAATACCAACACTAAACACATAAAAATAATTACAATACTCGTTGCCATAATTCTTCTATTTTCGATGTTTACTCCGCAAAGATACGGACTTTTGTTTTTATCTGCAACAAAACAACGCATTTGTACAATAACTTTTTATTTCTACAACCAAAAATAATAGTTTCAATTATAATTACAATAAGTTTCTATATCGGATTTTTTCTCATAAATACACAGAATAATTTGGTTTATTTCACAAAGATTAGTAACTTTGCAGCAATTAAACGATACAAATATATGCAATAAATGGCTATTCGGTTCGACATAGATAAGTATAATAAGATTAGAGATAGTTATCTTGCATATATAAGAGACGGGAAAGTAGATACCCAATTATCACCGCTCTACGAAACCTACAAAGCCTATTGGGCAAACGACACCGAGGTCAAAGAGGCAGAACAGCAATTAAAACTAAAGAGGGAGCAAGACGAAGAAGAACGATGGCGCATAAGGGAATTACGGAAAGAGTTAAGAAAAGAAGAACTTCAAAAAGAACAGGAAAACAGAATTAGGCAGCAAGAGGCGAAACAGCAACTGAAAGCGACAAAGTCTGAGATATATTCAAGATATGGTCGCTATGCGCCACCAAAAATGAGAAATCCTTATGCAGGTAGGATTTATTTTGCGCTCACTAATGATTTATGGGTGGAATTAAATAATGATGGATACTGCACTAATCTTGACAAAATTAAAGATTATATCACACGCACACGCAGCAAGTCTATTCTGAAATCAATGCTCGTTAATTTACGAGATGGGCTTTTCTCTCATTCGGTTAATAATTGCGTATTTTACGACATTGAGGCTATTATTAACAAACAACAAGACATACTTACAGGCGCATTTCGAAATAGAAAAATAGCAGCAAGTGGACACAATCATTTCTTCGAAGTTGCTGATCAAAAAACAGCAGGAGTATTATTAGGGACAGCCGCATCTACAAAAGAAAAGACAAAGAAACATAACAAACATAGTTCTGTTTGGACTATTGGAAGTGCCGGCATCCCCGGAACTGGAAAGAGATATTGACAAGATAGTATTCTTGAAAAACAAATTATAATTATTATGGAAGATTTAGAAATACTTTGGATTATTGTAGGATTTATCGTGCTTGTTTTGGAAATCTGCTTAATTGTCGGATTTTTCAAATTATGCAAGAATGTGCAAGAATTAAGAGACTACTTGATTGACAACAAGAAAGTAATTGCGTATTACGACGAAGATACACTCAGCACAGTCGGTGAAACCGTATATGGAAAGGATTTGTTATCCCCCATATCCGAAAAAGAATGGAATGATATTAGAAAAGAACGGACAGAAAAGGCTGTACAACGTGCACACGCACAGCAGGCTGCAGAAGCAGAAAAACCTATACAATAATAGTTTAATACGGGGCGTGAATCACGCCCCGTATTTGCTATTTAATACCCAACATTAGATTGCTCTTTATCAAATCATCAAGTTTTGTTTGCAACGCACTGAGTGCTTTCTTGAAACTGCTTTCCACAGCAGAACCACTACCATGCCAATCCACTAAACTTGCCCAAGAATTAAATGCTTTCCTAACCTCGTTAAGTTTAGCATTATTTGTATTATATATCTGACCACTATCAGATGCTGTTGTAGGTAATCCGAATGTTCGTACATAAGCACCAGTTTTGCCGTTTAGAATTTGTACTAAACCATTTTGTTTACTTTCTATTTGTATGCCATTACTTCCTACGATTGTTTTGTTTGCACATGTATTCATAAAATTAATGCTACCACTATTATTATAACCATTTGCATCATTGTTATACGTAATGTCATTATTACTACTAAACCATATCCTGTGTATATAGGCAGACATATTTGCACCTTTTAGTTTGCCGTAGTCAGCAGTTACTGATATATTTTTTGCAACCAAACTATATATTCCTCTTGCTATTGTTGATATATTCAATAATCTTGTTACGCACACACGAACCTCGGTACGCGGGCTAATCGTCATACTTTCGCTTGTTCCGCTGATTGTGGCTATTTTATAATCACCCATGTATAAATCAAATTTAATACTCAAGTTATCAACAGATGTATCTTGTGTATCAAAATAAAATATATACATGCCTATTTTGAGATATGCAGCATTCTTATATGTTACAGAATATGTACTAAATTTACTAATATCTACATTTTGTAGTTGTGCAGTACCTACACTTCCATTTTTAACGGTTGAAATCTCTGCACCATATGTTCCACTAAATATCGTTGCACCAATCTCACTTGCATCTGCACTATCGCTGCTCAGTACTTCAGACGATATTTTAGTAACAACATTATTGTCTTTTACTACGCTGATACTCGGATAGCCATTATCATTGCTGTCAATAACAATCTTATCGCCATTTGAGCCATTTACCTCTACGGCGTGTTCGTTAAGCACTTTGAAACATCCGATATTGCTACCAACACCTTGTTTTGTTATAAGGACAGGCAAAAGTTTGGATAGTTCCGCTACAAGTCCATTGGCTTGTTTTACAGCGTCCTCATAACTACCACCACCCCACATCGTTACATTGTCGGATAGTCCGCTCATACCTGCTGAAATTTTCTTATTCTCGTCCTTGAGGAGCAATAGATTTGTCATTGTAAGACCACCGGCAATCTGTGTGCTGCCATTCTGTACTGCCGTTTCCACAAAAGATTTAGACACTTGCACAGCGTGTCCTGTGTAAGGTTGGTAGGCAGTTGCTTTCGTGCCTTTCTGCACCATAATCTTGCGGGCATACACCATACCGTCGTCTGGATATAGGCTACCCAAATCATTCTTACTATCCTTGGCAAAGAAATACAGCAACTGTTTCGTAGATCCACTCTTAATTGGTGTGCCAAGGTCGTATATTTCCATAGAACTCAAATAAGTCAATGCGACATTATAGTCACCATTTCCATCCCTCCACAGAATATCATTGCTTTCGGTTAGTCCGCTTGTACCATACGGAATGGCAACCACATACAGATTATTAACACCACTCAAAGCATCCTCATTCTCCAACTCTGCTGTTACAACGGCTGTTGTATTGGTCTCTAAGGTGTAGAAATAATTAAATCTGAAACTCTCTGCCTCGTCGCCATTCGCATCCTCGCCATATATACGCATTTCTCTATCGTTCCCACTGTATAAATTTTCGCCTCCGATAACCATATCTTGCAGTCCCTCTAATTGAGATAGAACTTTATCTATATTATCTGTAACACCACTAATAGTTAGAATGCCATTGATATACGATAATGCTGTATTTGTTCCGTCTGATAGTACGAAATTACCGTGAGTTAGGTCAAAATAGGATTGTCCCGCAAGAGTGGAAATTTTGCCACATACGAGGTTGTCTCCATACATATAGGCATTGCCACGTGTCTCTGTTAGTGTATAGTGTCCCTCATTGTCAGGATTGAGAATACCCCAGTTGAAATAATAGTATTCGCTATCCTCATTCACCTTATGTTGTGTCTGTTCGCATACCCATACTGCACTACGGCTGTCGTGGATAGCACATTTGATTGCTACAAAGTAAGTCGGATAGTACAACGTACCATTGTCATCTGCTACTTGCGCCAAATCAAATGCTTGTGCGGGCTTTTCTACATACCACAATCCTTGCGGCTCGTCCTCGGTAAACACGTAGTGTCGCAGTATATCCTCACTCAATACAGAGAATGTATCATTATTGTTTGCCACACGGTCAATACGGCAGTTGCTCAACGCATTACCATTGGCACTCTGATGTGTCTTGTCAAGTTGGTAGTTCATACTATCTGCACCAACCTGCAACATCATTATGTGTAGAAATGTTTGGTCGCAAGTGCCATCGGGGTCAAAGATACTATCACGCAATGCCAGCAGTTCTCGGTAACGCCTGCGGGCAGCATTGGAAATCTGCTCCTGTGTTCGTATGATTTGATCTCCGACTATCTCATTATTCTCTATCCGGGACATCATTTGCGCCCACGCCGAAGCACGAGATTCCTCCTTAACAGTGGCACTAATCTCACGTATCATAGGACTAATGGCATTCCCTACCCTACGAGACGGCTCTATTCCATTTTGCAAAGATACTCCGTGTTCGCGGGTGTTATCGTGAAACTTGATAGTTATAGTGTCAATGTTCAAGTCGGCATAGTTGAGTTCCTTCAACCCGCCTGCATCACTCTCTATAATGGAAATAAGGCGTACACTGACTTCCTCAGTCTTTCCGTCCGAGATATACTGTATAGCAGGATAATAATCTTGGCTATCATTGAAAGTCTCCTCAAGCGTAAATTTGAACACAAACCTGCGCCATTTGTCCGAGCCGTCAAAGTCAGTAATCTCCTCTGATATATATTCTGGTACAAACCACGAAGCATAGTCTCCGAGATTATTCAACAAAGCAAAGAGAGTACGCATACCATTCTTGTCAAAGAAAGGCATAGTCGTATTCTCGCAGTCCATTGTAACCTCATAGTACTTGTTTGCCTTAAACTCTGTCAGTTGCTGAGACGGACAGAAAAAACGAGAACCTTGAGGTCTTAAATTTGTATTTGGTGTGTATATTGTTTCATCATAAGTATGTGGATAATGCATATCATACTCAACAATACCCAATAGAAATTTTCCATCTCTATCCTCATACCATCTTGGCAACACACCAAATTGACTATGATAACTTAAATCAACAAGGTATTGCCCAGAATTATTATGGCGTATATTCTTTGCGTTTAAGGTCAAATAGAGGTCTGTAAGATAATATGCAAAATTAGAATTTTCTGTCTTTCTTTCCACTATGCGCACATTGACACCATTAATTGGCGCAAACGGCTCGCCTGTAGTATCGGACAAATCCTCATCGGATATGTATATCCATTCTGCTGGTGCATCTATATGAATACCATTGACAAGATTTGTCGGGTCTTTTGAAAAATATAACTTATGTGTTATCGGCGCAGAGTCTCCTTTTAGTATCTTGTTTGTTTTCTCGTCAAGTTTTACAACGCCTTGTTCAATTAGGTAATCTATATCTCTGTGCTGTTCTGTATAATAAACCTTTTCCTGCGAACTTTCTGTATATGTAGTTTGATAAACAGTTTTTCTTGACACAAGTCCGCTGGTCTGTTGGAATATAGTCTTAGCACTATTGAGCGTTTTGACATCAAGGTCGTCATCCACGACACGCATAATTGCCCCCTCACGCATTTGCAGACCGAAAGCAGGAACTTGTATCATACGTACCTTATCGAAATCAAACGAATACTGAATATCTCCGTCATCGTTTGCGTCAAGATACTTGCGTGCTTCTTTCTCCAATCTGCGCTCGGCAACACGTTGATAAATGTCGGGCATATAGATGTCAAGGAATACAAAGTGGTCGCCCGCATTACCATTCACACCGATGTTCGGCATCCAATAGTTGGCAATATCGGTGTCTGCACGTTGCAACAAGATACGCCAGTACGCCCCCTGCTCATACGCCTTACGACATTGAGCAGCAGTAACATATTTATCTCCCTCAAAGAATACTTTATTCTTCGAACCATCATCCAGCAGCGCAGGAATGTATATCTCTTGCACTTTATTGGAATTGTTCTCTTTGGGGCAAGTAAAGCCATAGCCACCAAGGTTGCCATCCAAGAAATTGACCGTACAGTTACCAAACAAGAAAACATAATCTCCGAACCAAGTCTGTTCGTTTATTTTGAAACCCATATCACGGGTGAATATCTCCCAATACTGCTGATTTGAACCGTCTTGCGAATTGAGATCTGTATCTTCGACAACCACAGCAGGGACATCTACTACTTGGTTCACCTCAATGCTATCCGACATACTTTCGGGATAGGTGTTATTGATACGTGCCCAGCAATATGCCGAATACCCCTGCCGTTGGAATGAGGTTTGGTCATACGCTGTAAACTCGAATATGTCCGTAATCCAATGGGTATCGGTATAATGGATTTGGTGGATAGAAACCTCGTTTTGGTATTTCTCCTTTGCAGGATTTACTACCTTTTCTTCGCCCTCGTGAATTTCTATTTTATCGGCATCTACAAACCAATCGTCTCGTGTCAGCGGCTTTCCGCTATCGTCTTGTTGCTTTGCACCGATAGAACCCGTATATTTCTCATGTGTATGTGCGCAAGGATAGTTCTCATCATGGATTGCAAAAGCAGAGCCTACGATATAATCCGTTCCATGCAAAGTTTGTGCGGGGACACGGTAATTACCATTATCCCATTTGCCCGCGGCTTCCTGTTGGCGTTGCAAAGCGGTCTTTCCGTCTTTTGCAGCATACAATATCACCTTAACCGTCTTACCTGTTGCGTGGCAAAATACAGCCAAATCCACTGGAGGCGCAGACTGCACAAGGTGATTAACTTTCGTGCCTGCCAACGGCTCGACCTTATAGCATTGTACACGTGCTATTGGATATTGGTAAGTTTTGCCTCTTTCGTATTGGCTGGAATCGGGTTCGACACCACTCCCCATTATCTTGATACAATACTTCACGGAGCGAATATCACCATACGTAAAGTAACGCAAAGACGGATAAATCTCATCAAATGTTTTGCTTCCCTCACGAATACCAAACTTAGCGATACCCTCCGACGAATCAATATAATCAGTCTTTCCGTCATTACCAAAGGACGGCAGCATAAGGTGGTTTACATACCGCCCCGATTTTATTCTGTCAGAGCAGTAGAACCTATGCAGATTTCGGTCTGCGCCATAGGCATACAAACGTGTAATCGGCGAATTGCTGCCTAAGGACTTAGTAATTGTAAACAGATTGCCATAGTTGGTCGATATTGGCAGGTGTGATGTCTTGCCGTATTTGAAATCAAAAGGTATGGTACGCAATACATTGGCACTATCTACACCACAGATATAAGGGCGTTTGAAGCCAATGTATATCATACGCTCATTTATCCAAAACTTGGTATTGATACCATTCTCGTCATTTAATTTAAGAACAGCATCCATTACCGAATTGCCCGAGAAATCGAATTGGAATTTCTCCAAAGCGGTATTACGTTCCTCATTTACACTATCCGAGATACGATAATCCCAATAGTCCACACCTGCGACACCTGTTGCTGTTTTTGGGAAACGCTCATTCATAACAGCAATTACTCTGTCAATCAATGTCTTTGCACCGCCATAAAAAGAAAACTCATCGTAGCCTGTATAGATAATGCCGCTATTAACCTGCTGTAAAACATCACGCATTTGCATACAGCCAAGTTCGTACTGACGAGGATAGAACGTAACCGTATGCTCAAACGCATTGCCAACAGACATACTGCTTGCAACTTTTTTGATTGTAGGCATTGTGTAGATATAGAATTTTTCCAAGAAATGCCCGCCCTCGACATTTTCACCGCGGATAAGGTCAGCAATGTCAAATTCCACATAGTCGCCTGCGTGAAAATCAATCGGCGTAGGGAACTCTATAGTTGCGGTTATGGAACGCTCTCCCATATCCTTTCCCGAATATGTTCCCTCCATTATATTGAAAATAGGAGTCTTGGTTACGTTGCCATTATTATCGACAATATCTCTATAGACTTTCATAATTGCTTATTGTGTTATAGTGTTATGTTAGTACTTGGGTCATTTACACGGAAAGACACCTTGAATATAACCACATCTTTCAATCCTCTACGCAGGAATGTCGGTTCTTGGTCAAATTCTTGCAGATAAACTGCTTGCCTGCCAACATTGGTATAGCCGTCGTGTATCTTGAGCCATTTACCCCGAATACGCTCCACAAACGCACGAATACGCTCGTTTGCCATTCCGTCATTGGCATAATAGACAAACTCAACCGATAGGTCGTAAGCGTCATTCATAATACCAGTAGTCGGCAACCATACATCTTCACCCTGCTCGTCCGCCCAATTTTGCGACACCACATCTTTAATCTTTGGATAAGTGGTATATGGTACGTGCTTTATCCATAGACCAAATGCTTCACGTGTGTCAAAAGGCGGAGCATAGGTCATGCTGTCGGAGTAAGCACCCGCTTCCCCGATAGCAATCAAAAACGGTTTGTAAATAGCCATATTATTCCTCCTCTATATCTGTAGCGGTTTGCTGAACTTGTACCGCAGTTGTTTGGTTATCTAAGTTAGCCGCAAACTCTTTATCCTTACGGATACGCTCAATTTCGGCAGCCTTGTCATTTACGAAACGATTGACACTGACTGCACTCTCAATCGACATTGCTCCTGCTCCCATAAGAGCCGCAATCTCATCAGCATTGTCATCAATATTACCAATGAATGGGTCTTGGTAATCAAACTTGATTTTCAACCTTTGCAATTTATCACGCATAACGGAATTGTCAAGGTAAGTGTAGTTGCACATTATGGCTATGACAAGGTTAATTTCCCTGCGGATAAGCGGATTATAATCAATGGAGCGGATACCACGTTTGATATACCCCGGCAAACTCATACGGCGCATAGCCTCTCCCGACAATGTACCCAATCCCATAATGCTCTTGTATGAGAGGTCTGGGGTCATCGTGTCGTGCAAGATAGAAGCAAAGAGGTCGCTCTTTTCATTTTCGATATTGTCCCCGCAATCGGGAGGTGCGACAAATGCAAACTTACTATCCGGTCCATCAAGCACAATTACCTTGCCTGCCTCCTCTGGTCCTGCAAGTCTGTCATTGGCAATCTCGCGTGAGATAGTCAAATACGGGTCTCCGAAATAGTTATTTGTATCTCCACGGCGCGAGTCCACATTCTCCAAGCGTTCTATACGTTCTTGCGAACCTTGCCACTCTACTTCTTGATTATAATAGATAACAGGGATTTTTGCGAAACCATTATTTTCGCTCTCTACATGCCAACTGCTACCGACTTCTCCGCCTTTGGTACATTTGAATATAGTATGTTTGGTATAAACATCAAAATGCTCCTCGGTTGCGTTTTGTGTATCACTTTGAAGGTAATAACCGACACCAAAAGCAACCATTTCGCCATATTGGTTTATCATAGGATATAACCGCTGTGCTTTGCTGTTGGCGAGCACTTGACATACAACTTTCGCCTCTCCGTCCTCATTGGTGTACAAACGATAGAGTTTTGCCGACTCTGTCTCAGAGCCTGCAATCAGTTTGGCTTCACTCATGCGCTCATTGAAATATACCTTTTGCAGAAAATCCTCAAAAGCAGAAAAGGCGTCTTGCAACTCCTCTATTTCTTCGGCTCTGTTCTCCAAGGTAAATTTTAGAGGATTGCCAAACATCATAAAATTGATGACCTTGTTAATAATAGATTGCAGGGCACGCGGAAGTTTACACGTTTCATAATCGGGCTTACCCTCTCGCGTTTTGTTCGCACGCTTCATAACTGTATGCGTGGAAGTATTGAGTTGTTTGATGGCATCATCTGCTTCTTTAGCATGTGTAGCAAACATCTGTTTGGCACTATCTACATCGCCTTTATTCAGCAGACCTATCAATTTTCCACGCAGTCCTGCTGAATTGATTTGGAGATTACGCTCTGCTTCAAGCATCTCAAGTCTTTGTTGTTCTTCTGTACTCATATCCTAATAAATTATATTATCAATTACCAATACCTGCCCAACAGGCATAACACACACATCACTGGCAAACAAAGTTGGCTTGATTACAATTTTATGATTAGCAACTTCATCATTTGCCTCTAAAGCCAATTTGTCGTAGCAGTCCATTAGATTTGTATGTTTATAAATGCCATTATACACAGTACCCCTCGTAATTTTCATACTACGTGCAATGGCTGCAACAGGCACTCCGTTTTTGTATAATAGATACATAGTGGCTTGTCGCATTGATACATTAAGTGCACGCCTTGTTGGAGATTTTAGCACTTCAATAAATTGTTCTGTAGTCATAGTATTTTAGAAATTTAGTTTGAGTTCTGATTTAGAGTAGTGTGATTTTAACCCAGATTGCGCCGATCTATCACTCATAGTGGCATAACGTGCAGCATCTATTCCGTGATTGAATTTATCTATTGGCATATTTGTAAACTGGTCATGCCTATCTTTCATCCAGCAGTAATTATTAAACTCCTTGATAAGATTGACACTTGTTTTTGTTATATGTATCTTATACCCCTGCATTTTTTGTAATCCCTCCACAACAGAGTTGGCATATTTTTTTACAGGGCGCACATTCAACAGACCATTATCCTCGAGGTTTTGAATATAAAGTGGGTTGGCACTATCCACATATTTAGGAATATCATTGTAACATGCCAAACGCTTTGCTACTTGCTGTTCATTCAATCCACGTTCGTATAATATCTCGTGTAACCACAAATGCTGGACACCACCAATCTTTGCATAGAAACAGCGTATCGCAGCCGTAGGGTCTCCACGCCCGGAATAGCCAATATCCAATCCTATACGCTGCTTGCGCATATCTGACGTAACATCAATCGGTATCTCCTCAAATTTACACGTGTCCCAATTTTCTTTAGGAAATACAAGTCCCTCTACAATAGCAAACTGCCCTTCGCCGAAGATGCGCCACAGGGCGGGGTTGGTATATTTATAGGACATAATCTCGTCCCGAATAGCGTCTGTAAGAAACGGATTATCCCTAAATGTCGATATAAAATGGTATGTATCATCAGCAGGCAGGCGTTTGAATATCCAATGCTCCTCAGTAAAAGAGGGGTTGAAGTCCATTATGGTAAATAGGCGTGTACGCATTTTTAACTGGTTGAACTCCCACTCTGATAATTCATTTGCCTCGTTACAAAACAGAATATCACGTGATGGACCACGCACCTTTTGTTCGTTATCGGCAGTTGCGAAAAATTCCATTACGCTGCCATTCTCGAAAGTGTAGGTCATCTCTGTTTTATTGATACGTTTAGGGTCGTATAAACCCATATTGCACATAATCTCAATAAAATCACGGAACACGGAACGTTTCAAAGACGGTAATGCCAAACGCACAACAGACACCAGCACTTTCTTGGATATGCAGCATTGGATAAGGAATATCATAACATTGTAGGTCTTTCCACTACGGGCAGACCCTTGCAATGCTATCAACTTGTTTTTCTCGCTCAGTCCTTTGAGAATGTTGTTGTAGATATTTCCTATTATGTCTATGCGCTTGACTTCAGCCATTATCCTCCATCAATTCTTCAATGAAACTATCAATATCCAAAGTGTTTTCCTGTGCCTGTGGTGTTGCTGTCTCAACAACCTGCGCTTGTTCGTCCACGATCTCCGTTGTCTGCTCAACTGCTTTATTTCCGCCACCCAATAGAGCATTCATCACATTACCGACAGACCCTGCGGCACTATCTCCAACTATATTGAATTGGACTGCAGTCGGTTTGTCTGCCCCATTTTTAGACGCTTTCTCGGGAGCATATAATCCTAATAATTTGCGTTTTTCTTTATGGAGTTCGTTAATATGCTGCAAAAACTTTATCTCACCCGCACTCGTATCTTCCTCATTGATTATTTCAGTCAAATCATAAGTATTCTCGCCTATCTCACCATTACTATTCTCTGTACGACTGCGCTTGCGTTTAATGCCTTTCTTACTAAACTCCCATGCTTCCCACGCCTCACGTTCCTGTGTGTTGATAGATGCCAACTCTTGGGCAATTTGATCTTCCATTTGACAGGCTGTCTCAGCACGCCAAACCTTACGAAGCAATGCCTTACAGACACGCACCTTGTTCAAATTCCAATTGATTTCGTATTTTTCATTAACGACATCAACTATCTGTTTGTCGTTGAAACCTTTGGCAACCAAATCGGAAACATAATAAGCGACCGCACTCATTTGGTCAGTCCCAAAGAATGTAGCCATAGTTGTATTTCGTTGCCGTTTCAATATCAGACTATCATCATCAGTGGCACGTGTATCTACCATTCCGAGTACTTTTTTGTCTATTTTAGCGGCTGTCAATTTTTCTTTTTTAGGCATTTTTATCGCTATATTTTTCAATGTTGCAAAGTTACGGATATTTCATAACTACCACAATATCAATCAATTAAAATCGTATTCTGTTTTAATAAAAAAAGGATTTAGAAAAACATAATATATTATTGTATATTTCGTAAAAATGTCGTACCTTTGCAGAAAAAATATTTTACTTTTTATTATGGGAGAGAAATTATATACCATTCTTGTGAAAATCGGCAGTTTGGTAAAATTTGAGTTTTATGCTGTTCAAATGCAGGACGACAGCGAGAAACAATTGCATTTCCTGCGTAGGATAAATGCAACAGGTGATGTTGATGCATGCCGCGGAGCATTGTATATCAATTTGACTGACAATAAAATCGGCTATTCTTATGATAGTGCCATATTCACTGCAAAGATTATAAACACAAAAAAAGTCGGAGACGACAACTATATCTTTGATTGCGTCTCCGATGATATTCATTGGGAAGTCATAATAGCCGATGCAGATCAGTGGGAACAGGATGGCGAACTAATGTTTGCCTAATTCTCTCAAAAGAGCATTTCCGTCTTGTACTGTTGAGAAGTCAAGATTTAATCCTATACCAGACAAACCGTTCTGCTTAATTTTCTTTTGCCTATCACGAGACAGGTCAGTAATCATTTGCTGCTGCTCTTGTGTGTAGGTTTCTTTGTTGTGATATTTAATGTGCGGTAGGTCTGATAGCATTATTTCCGTCATTGCCAGAGATAGATTCCTGTATCCCCAATATGGAATTGTTATCAATCCACCAAATAGCACCAACGGTTGGGCTAATGTTGGGAATTTTTCAAAGATTGATGCTCTTTTACCAATTCCAGTTCTTGACGGTATTCCTCGGCTTCTTTCTTCGTCATTATTGTCGTCATCGTCGTCATATCCATCAATAACGCCATAGCCAAGAAGTACTCTGGCTCCTGTGCTTTTTTTTTACTCTCCGTGATTACTTTCAAATAGTCTTTTGCATTCCAATCGGAAAAATAGTACAACCAACGCCATTTAATCCACCAAAACAGCCGTAGTCCCCAGTAATTATTAAGCAACATAGCAGCAACACTTTGTGCATAGAAACGGCGGGTTGCCCGATTGCCTTTATTCAAAGCCTTCGGGTCTGCTTTTTCGTTATCTTGAGGCGTAATACTCTTTTTGAATATCTCGTAGTTTGTTACGAGGTCATTCAGTTTGTCTTGTGTATCGGGGCGCAACCAGCCCAACTGGATAGTCTTACCATTATCCAATACTATCTTGGTAGGATTATCATTGATAATATCAGTCAGTTCCTTTTGAACCTCTGTCGTTGCTTGTTTTGGTGCACTCATATCTTTGGTATAAATCAGGTAGGCGCAATCAATACGCCTACCTGACAGTTATTCACTTGATTTATTCAGCAGACTTGTCGTGTGCAATATAAATCATTTGGTTGTTCTCATTCTCGGGAGCGACAATTTGACCACTCAATGTAAACACAAATGTCTTGTCGTCTTGTCCGAAAGTCAAAGTCAATTGTGCATGCGGGAATATAATGAGTTGTCCCGAGCGGGTTTGAATCATAACGGACATATCGTAGATAGTACCGTCAAGGTTGAACCCGAAGAGTTTGCGTCCGTCAACCGTAACATTTGCACCGGTATCTTGAACTGCCTGTACACCAGAGGGGTTTGTACTTGCGTTGTACTCTCCAAGGAAGTCCTTGATGTCATTCTCAAGCATAGAGGGCAATTTAGCCTCAAAGGAGAAAGAACCCGGCTCGCTGGTCATACCAATGGGTGGGTCGAACTGGTCCACGTGGATTTCGGTCAAAGATGGTGCGTCTTGCGATGCACTTACAGATCCACGGAGCGTCAGCGGAGCAAACCAATTTGGGCTTTTCAGCATATCCGTGATAGCAGGCTCTCCATTGGTGTGTTTCAGCAAGAAGATACCTTTAATGTCTGCTACGGCTTTACCTGTTTTTTTGAGTGTTGGTAATGTGTTGTCTGCCATAATAAACGTTATTTAGCAATTATACATTTTGTTGTTTCTACCAGTTATCCGAATTGCACCTCCTTATCGGCAAATACATCGAATACAAACTGATACTCGTGATTTCCAACTTCATCGGAATAATAATCTACCTGCTCTACATCAAGGCAATGCATTCCCTCTTTCTCGTCATTCTTATCGAACTCTTTAAGAAAGACTTTGCACGCTGCGTCAAGTTCATTCATATCTGCCAAGAACTTAACGCTGTCTCGGCAGCCGATATAAACCGTGCACTCACCTCTGTAATACGCATTTAGGTCATCTATTCCATTCTGAAATTCAAACACTATATAGGTGCGAATGGAACGTAGTTTTGTTGTATCGCCAAATGGTTTCCTGTCCTGAAACACTGGACCGATATTCAACCCTACAAGCCAATCGTAGATATATTTCATTATTTCTGATTGTGATGCTTTCGGCATAATTATCACTTTGTAAATCGTCCTGTTTTAAGATCGCGTTTTTGATTTGCATTATAACAAACTCTTTTTACAACGAGTTGTATATTTTTCTTCGCTTCTTCTTGGATTTGTTGTTTCCATCTTTCGCGTGCTTTCTGGTCTATTACCCGATATTTCTTTTCTACAAGTTTACGATAAGGTGTGTAATTTCCAACAACAATACTGATACCAGCATCTCCCTTATGTGTTCTTAGTTTATTATATGTTGTTGTACGTGCAGTTTTGTTGTACTTTTTTGTAGGTAAATACTGATAACGGTCTTCTGGATATGTTATTATCTTTGCTTCGAATTTTGGTCTTAATCTTCTCCAGTATTGGTCTTTTTTTCGTTTTCCACGTCCACGAAAACGGAATACCCGTCCTTTCTTACGAGACACATTTACACCATGTAGTTTTCGCGTTAGTTTGAAAAATGGCAAGTCTGCTTTTTCTGAAGTAGTATCTTCCGAATATACAACATGTGGTTTTGCTGATACAGACGGATTGCACTTGAATAAATAGTATGCTTCTCTACTTGAAATCTGCACAACATACGACCTACGCATATTTCCTGACCAGTCGTTATATTTCGGATGTTTTGTAACTACTTCCTGTAATATATTCTCTGCGACAGATTTTGCGAAAGTAGGATTATTCAAAGTTTCCCTTGCACCGGAATTGATATTTTCGGCAATGCTTTCACTCCAATTTTTTATCCAAGTATATGACTGATGCCTTCCCATTACTCCTCCTCGGGCACGTCCGCCGCTATCATTTCTTCTTTGACAATTTGAAAATACAGATTACAAACCCGATTGTAGCGGGAGAAATCAACCACATGCCCAACAAGGTCAAATGCCCCTGTATCTTTTGGGCTTGTATGGTAACGGACTGCTACTTTATACCCCTCACCAATATCGGGCATGCTGCGATTGGGGATAACTACTTGAAACGTATTATCCATAACCTTATTGGTGCGGAATGCTGATTTCTTATCAAGAAAGCATTTGCATTCTCCACGATACACTTGCTCGTATTCAGCCTTGCCATAAGGATTATTTGTGTCCTTAGGCTGCAATATTACTATAGTATCGGGATGCAGTTTCATTACCAGATGTGTGTTTTATCAATTTGCATTGGTTTTGCCTCCTCCTCACGTTCTTCCGGGCGTTGAAGATGTGTTATCCTATTTTTAATAGCGTCCACATTATACTTCAACTTGCTACCATTATCAGATTCTTCGGTTAGCGTTATAACTTGATAAAGCCCCTCGATATTGGCTTTACGCATTGCCTCGCCATGTTCCTCTATGTCGAAACTATCAGAGGCATCCTCGAGCCCCTGCTCAATGAGCAAGAGTTCGAGAGTACCTTCGGGTAGTTCGTAAGGGTACATCTTATTCCGTAGAACTTCGATGAGTGTCATAGTTGCTTACTTCGTTGTATCAAGAACGAAAATATTATCAATGGTGTCCATTGACGGGGCAGCCGTGATAGAAGCCTTGGTAATTTCGCAATAGTTCGAGTTTTCACGCTCGCCTTGTGTGAATTTGCGCACCTCAATACGACCATAGTGAGAGTAAGTAACACCATCCGACGGCATACCGAGTTCGGCATCGCTTTGGCGGGTTTCGATTGTACCGATTTGGTTCTGCGGAATGAATACCAACTGACCTGCTTTCCACGGAGAAACGGTAGAAAGTGCATCGCCGTTCTGAATAGCAATCTTACGCTCTACAACCTCAAAGATGGGATAACCATTGGCAGACATCCAGTCATTGACCATCGCATCCGACAACGGTTTGTTCGGGTAAAGCGAAGAATTGATATACTTTTGCATTGCTTGCGTCTTGCGAATGTAGTTCATCGTTTGACGGTCAAGCAGGATCTTTTCAATGCCGACCAAAGAGTTGGATATGACATCGTCAATTTCTGTAAGAGGGTCAATAATGTTCTTATTTCCCTCATTCCATTCATTTCCACTTCCAACTTGAGCGATATGACTTGCATTCATACCGAAATCAATAGTCTTTCCAACGAAAGGCGATTGCGGGTCATTGTCGGCTGTAAACGTGAACTTACCCGCATTCGACAGAGCCGAAAGGATAATAAGGTCAAGTCGTGCGTGTACACCATTGACAGCCTCTTTGGTAATACCAAAAAGGGTGTTTGTGATGTAATCGACAACTCGCTCACGATTTTGGTCCGTGGCGGTATTGACCATCATAATCATCTCTCGGATTTGGTCGGATTCGAGTTTGAAAGCATGAGCATGGGTAAACATACTCTGCTCGATAGACTCAAAGCCTTGGTTCATACGGAGAGGTTCTGCTGACTTTCCATCAATGGTCGAAGCGGCAATGGTCAAGTGCATCTTACCAAGAATAGTCTTGAATGTACTCAAGGTATGCGGTGCTGCGCCATATACAAAGTGTTTCTGCCACCAAGGTTGCCCAAAGATTTCGACCTCTTGCTTAGAAGCCTCTTCAAGGCGGAAACGTACACGTTCGGCAGCCTGTTTGTAAAGTGAACTTTCAAAAAGTGTCATAGTTTACCTCCTTTTACTGAATAGTGAATAGAATAGTTGGGCAGCCTGCCAACAGCATAGAGCCGGGAAATGCAGTCTCGTTGAGATACTCCTTTGGGTAGTGTACCACATTTTGGAGTACGACTGCAGCGTGAGTAGCCGAGCAGGTATCATGTAATTCGTCAATCTCTGCCTCTGCTGCCACAATGCGGTTCGGAACAGCAACGGGAGCGACGGTAGATTCGCCGCTGGTTGCTACCTCGACCAATACATCACCATCCTTAATAGTGTTATTGACGGCACTAAGTACGATTTTATCATCCTCAACGGAAGCCAAAGACAGTTGCGTTAATGTGCCGCCATTGGAGATAGCACACTTGGTGCTTTTATCAAAGAAATGCCCACGTTTTACCGTTAGGGTTTTCTTGTCTGTATCTACTGCCAGCACGTGCGCATATTTACAGATAACAGCAGTCTTTGCCGCTTCATCTGTCTTAATCGGAGTACCTTGAGGAATTACATCACCAGCCTTAACGCCTGTGAGTTTGTAACCCATCACGTCTTTCTTGGCTGGCTCAATCCAAAACGGATTCATAAATCCTCTGTACTCTGTTTTTCTATAAGGGAAATTCGCCATAAGTAGAAAATTTAGTCGTTAAACAATATCGTTATTGTAACTTTTCGGCTTGTTTCTTCACCCACTCTGCTGCTTCTGCACGAGCGGCGTCCTCCTCGGTCTTAGTCATAGTCGAAGAACGTTCTTCTGAACCTAATTTCGCACCAGACTCCATCAAGGTTTTCTTAATAGCACCAAGTTTGTTTTCGAGCGCAGTAGAATCCATGTCGGGGGACAGACTGGCTTTCGCCAACGCCAACAAATCACCTTTCAGACCAACTTTCTTTGCGGCAACAGCAACCTTCTCATCAAACGATTTTTGGTTACTTTCTCCGACAAGTCTGTCAATCTTTTCCTGCAACTCTTTCTTCTCCTGCTCACTCTTCTCCCGATAAACCTTAAACCACTCAGGTTCGCCGTTAGCATTATCAACAGGTTTTTCTTCTTGGCTTTTTCCACCCTTAGCGGTTTCCTCTGCTGCCTTTTTCGCTTCGCTGACACGCTTATCGACATTGCTCTGGAAAGACTTCAGCATAGGCTCAACGCTCTTAACACGTTCAGCAATAACATCGTCAGTCGCATCCTCTGGCAAGCCAATAACTGCCACTCCCACTACAGAAGTAAGCACATCTTGCGGAAATCCTAAGTTTGAATACTGCTCCTTGAGCCTATTCGTTACTTTTTCTTTCAAATCCATAGATTGTATTCAAAATTTCCGCAAAAGTACTAAACCAAATACACCAAAACAAAGATTTTTACACGCAGTTATTGACATCTATATGTATAGTATTTTTCACCACACAACTGATTTTCAGTATTTTTTTCTACAAAATTTTTGTACAATAACTCATTGTACACGGAAAGGCGGGGGGGGTATTTTTCACACAAGGTTGCACAATAAAACCCTTGGAAACCAATTTCAATATATATTTTTTCTAAAATTTTTCAGAGACCGATTCATTGGAGGAAAACATGGGGGGGGGTATTGAAATTCTTTTCGGGAATAACGACCAAGACGCAGATGATGTCCCCTTGCCAGCCCGCTGGTACGCGCAAAAAAGGTGTTATCGGGGGGGGGTTTTATGCACTTTTCGCACTTTCCGCGCTTTTATCGCTATTTTTATATTATTTTAATGGTAATATGAAACATAAAATACGACTTGTAAACGTGTAACATAGTAAAACCCCGAAAATTAAAGCAGTAATTTTGCACCGTCAAACAAAAAAAATAACGGCGTCCATTGAAATACTGAAACCGCGATACATTAGCAGCAATATACACACACATCAGCAAGCACGCATCCCGCGTGTAGTCATCTGACAACTTGCGTTGGTACTATACTGCAATGGTCGTTGCGTACGATTGCATCAGCGTGAGCGGGGTGGAAGAGTCCCCGCAATAGAACAAAGATGAGATGAGGCGCACAAATCTGTAAACGAAATGAAAAACGCACCCGCGTCGGGGTGCGTGCCGATGCACCACGGCGGATGGTGCAGAGTAAAAACAACCTAACAAATACAATTATTATGCGAAAAATCAGTGTAATTTTGGTATTTGGCAAATTTGAAATACGTATCAGCATAAAACGTAAATAATTTGCCCCGCGGCGGGTCTAACTTGCAAACCGCCCGCCGCGGTTTTAGGTTGCAAATGCAAAGGTACTGCAAAAAATCGATGTATGCAAATTTATTTTGCAGATTATCGAAAAAGGCGTGCGAGGCTTGGTTGCCTCCACGCTTGCAAAGGCACCCACGTGGGGTGCAAATAACAAACAAATAACAATAACAACGGACAACGGAGCCGCAAAGTACGTGCATATATGAAAAATCAAACAACAAAGAACGTAAACGCAAAGGCAAACGCACCTGAAATCGTAACAATGAAAGCGGGTGCAGGCGTGCAAATCAACTACAAAGGCGCAAAGGCTGCCGGGCCGTCTGTTTATACTGGAATGTATGCAGCCATCAAACAACAAGCGCAAACCCCGTCGCAAGTGGTGAAAAGTTTTTACAGTGCTGCAATGCTGCTTGAGGACGGAAAGTATAAAGAAATCTTTGCCGGACTCTTAGGCAAAAGCAAAAACGACTTTTGCGCAACCTATTGCGCAAAAGTCGTAGAGGCTTTCAACGCGCAAACGCGCTGCAAACATTACACACTTTTCTTTGTTTGGCGGATAGTTTATGCAGATATAAAGCCGATTATCGATGAAATAAAAAGGCACGCGGACTATAACAAGAACATAGAAAGCCTCCAAAAAGAGGCAAAGGCGGTCGAGGCTTTGGAAAAGGCTGCAAAGGGCGCAAAGGCTGCAAAGTAAGAAAACAGAAAGGCGGGCAGGGTGAAAGACTCCCCGCCCTTTGTATAACTATTAAACAAAGACAAAGATGGAAAGATTAAAAGACGCGCTTTTTGTGTGCGTGGTTTGCGCTTTCGTTGCGCTTTTCGTGTGTGCGTGCGTTTGCACATTCTGACAAATACAAACGCAAAGGGCGCACTCTATTGGTTTAGGGTGCGTTCACTATTATTGTAGATTTCGAGAGGTTGATTTTGAGGGCGGACTCCACCCAAACGAACGGGGCGACCGCCTCTACAATTCCGCCCCGTTTAGGTGAACGACTTGAACGACTATGCAATTATGCACAAAGTGCATAGTGTGCAAAAAAGGCTGAACGACTCCCGCAATAGACGTTGTGCGAACGACTTGACCGACTCGCGTATGCGCGTGAATTATCGTGCGTATGCGTGTATTTCCTATATTTTTTTTACCCCTTTATCCCTATACTATGTATAGGAATAATGTCCCCTATCAAAAGAGGGGAAGAATAGGAAACGGCTTGTCCCTGCGCCGTTGTTGGTAGATGTGCGGGGTGAAAAACGGGGCGAACGACTATGCGAAAAAAGATGTATTAAATAAAAAACTTATCAAATTATGGAAAAACTGAAAGAAATTAAAACCACGAACTGCAAGGCGGTTGTGGAAAGTGTGCAAAAGTACTTACTTGATTGGGCTGATGATTATAAAGGCGAAACAGATTTTGCGGGCGAATCGAACGAGTCCGCGTTTGTGCATATCGTGGATATGTATATGAACAACTATGGAAAAATGCGAAACCGCGATGCCGAATCGTGGAGTACGCCAGCAGGGGTATTGCTACACTTTGTAGAGGGGGCGATGATGGATGTATCTTATTTCGAGGTGAACAACCGCCTCAAGTCGTGGAGACTGAATCCCGAAAGGTATGATGATGACAAGAATTGGAAAACATACATCCGTCTGATTTGCAGGGACGGAGAACGATTGTATAACAGATTAACGAAAGGGCAAACACTATGACAATTATAACAGAGGCGAAAGACAATGCTGATGAACTAACCATTGAACAACTCGATGAGTTAGAGAGTATACTGGACGAGTTATACCCGGACGGAATGACTGAAACACAACTGAACGACTTGATGTGGTTCGATTTTGATACGATCAAAAATTGGCTGGGAATAGAGGAGGACGAAGAATGAAAATAGACTCGTTTAGCATACTATGTATAGCCGCTATTTTGTGCGGTCTTTTCTTGTTCGTACTATGTATGTACGAAGTCGGCTGGTGCGCACTAACAATAGGGCTTGCCGTCTTTCTGGGGCTATTATTGGTAGCCCTTTACATCAATGTATAAACCAAAAACAGAATGAATGATGTATATAGTAACACAAGGGGTTTATGACGCACAGAATAAACCCTGCTTTATAGGGTCTATTCATCCCGAACAAGATGTGCATAATAGTATCGTGGACGCTATAGCACGCGCAAAAGTGCTTTCGGACGACTTCCGAAAAAGCAATACATCTATGCGAATGGAACTGCCACCGAATGAGATGACCATCCGTTTTTATGGCGGAACGACCGAAAGGCATTGGGAAATACGTATTAACGAAATCGAACTGCAAAATGAACAATTGTATAACAACTCGCACCGCCGCAAGAGCGTGGCGGCACATTGAGCAACTCAGCAGAGAACAACAAAACCGATTCTTTGAGGTATGCAAGCGAAAGCACATACCATATTTGCAACAACTGCTTATTGCTGCAAACTTTGAATCTATAATACAAAACTTGATTGAAAATGAATAACATTACCTTTGCGGAATTTCGGGACGATTTGTACGAAGCCGCCTATCTCTATCGTAACTATCTGAACGGCTTGAATGATGATGAAAGCCTTTGTTATTAACAACCTGTAAACTTATCAAATTATGGAGAGTTGCATTTATTTGGTTGTACACGACGAAACGTGCGATACAACCGACAGAACGCTCAACCACTATGCCTTTCGGGAGTTGTCAGCGGCAAGACAATGCGCAAAACAATGTATCGAAAGTGCTTTTAATGACTGGCGACAAAACTATACCGAACTACTGCCGTACAATGCCGAGAATGAGCAGAAAGATACGGCTGTTCTCTATCAACTTTCCGAAGACGAATGCACGCTTGACGTGTGGGAAAACGGACGGGAAAGCGAAAACTCTACACATATACACATCGAAAAACTTGAACTATTATGACTACCGAAGAAAAACTGAAAGCCGTCCGAGAATGGGCGGAAGATTATCCGAGTTGGCTTGCCAATAGTACTGACTATTCCAGAGGATATAGAGACGCAATGTTTTGCGCCCACGATATAGTACTCGGTATTATTAACAATCAAACTGAATGAATTATGAAAACAATACTCTATGACAACTACGACTGCCACTTTGATGAGGCAGAACAAGAACTGCTGGCTATGTACGGCGAACAACCGACAGATGACCAAGTCCGGGACTATATCAACGACAACGACAGAATGAACTTGGAGGATATGTTAGCCATTGTGCGAGATTACGAAAAAGCACACGGAAACCCCTACTGGCTTGCAGTCGGTACAAGCGGACAATGGTACGGGAAATGCCGCGGCGGAATAGTCTGCGAGTCCTTTGAAGAACTGCTCCAAAAGATAGGCAGAGACTGCGACTATTTCCACATCGAGATTGACCAATATGGACGACTGAACGTAAACTGCACGCACCACGACGGAACGAACAAAGTAACCGTGAAAGCCTTGACGGAAAAAGGGACGGACTTATGGAATACGTATCTGAGCAACTGGTGCTGTTACTACCACAACGAAAACCCGAAACGCTACAAGAACGAATACGACGAATACACCTACGAGCAAATGCACGAGGTGTTGTTTAACTCAAAAACCTACTCCAAGAACTACGGCAGAGTAGCATAACGCGAATTATAAACTTATCAATATGAAAAACAGAAATCACGAAGAAATAGCAGAGATGCTGAGCAGTCTCGGTGAGGAGGTACGCCAACTGCTTGAGGAACTCAAACAGCAATGCGAGATTCACGATGAAGAGAGTAAATCCACAAGCGAAAAAATTACTTTGATATGCGGTAAAATTCAAGCCCTGCAATGGGTACTCGGAATGAGAGATAAATTAAACGACTAACTATGGAGCAGTAAATTATGAATACAGAAGATTTTGTATTAGCGTGCATAGGCTGCTATCATTCAGCCTGCACCTACATGGACGACCTCTGCGAGGCGTTCGATATTGAAATAAGAGAGGACGATGTGCAAGAAGTTATCAGAATGGCTGACTACTCACACTATAAAGTAGGGAACGCCCTCATCAGTTGCTGCTTTGACAAGATTGTAGCAAAGGCACAAGAGGCACACCCCGAATGTGCGGACGAACTACCCGACCTATTCGACTACTACTGCGATGACTACGCAAGCAGTCTTGATTTTAACGGAGAGACGGTATCAACGTGGGATGGTCTCGAAGAAGAAATAGAGGCGTGGAAAGCAAACAGAAAGGGTTAGACTATGACTGGTAATACACACAAAGTCGTTTACAGAGAGAACGACAATGCCGAACAAATACTTATCGGCTATGGGACTGAGGAAGTGTGCCGCAAATACGTTTCGGTCCACAAAAAGAAAGGGTGGAAAGGTATATGGGAAGTCGTACCGATGCCATTCAACAAACGATGGTACGAACTAAAAGAACAATACCCGGACGAAATACTGCTATTCAGGAAAGGAGACTGCTACGAAGCCTACGAAATGGACGCTGCAAAGGTCGGTAAAATTCTCAATATACCAACCGAAAAACACAAGGACGGGCTGTATAGCGTATGCCGTTTTCCTCGAATTAGTCTCAACGAGAATTACATGCCACAGTTAGTCAGTGCGGGCAACCGAGTGGCTATTATTGACGAACTATAAAACAACAGAAACAATGGAAACAGGAGAAGTACACATCAGCATATCCCGCAACGGAGATATGCAACTATACGGACACTATGACGATTGTACGGAAATCTCCAAGCATATTAAGTATGCAGGAAATATCTATATCAACGACCATTTAATCAACTGAAACAATATGAAAGTAAACGGAAAAGAAATCAAAGGTATCGGCTTTGCCTTTGACGGCTGCCACAAAATCTATGTGGTAAAAGACAAACAACAAGCCAAGCAGGCACAAGAAAGCGGCTATTGTACGTACCAAATGCACCTCCTGCCGCATATTTGGAGCAACGCTTGCCCGCTACGGTTTATCTCCACGTGGGACTTGACGGATTACTACGTACATCAAAGCGAACAAGCAGTATTTACTATGGACTAATATACATACAACTATGGGATGTAGATTACACGTTGCCAAAACCTACAAGGTAGAGTATGGCAAAGCAGATTTTAATCGTCTGCAAGAACAAATCAATCTGCTATTAGATGACTTGTGCGAACACGCAGAATGGAATGATAATATCGCAGACTATTCCAACGAGGTCGAACTAAACAAGGAAGAATTAAAACGAGGTATTAACTACCTGCGTAACGAAATGGACGATGAGGAGTTTTGTTTCTACGAAATAGACGGCTACTCACGTACTGAGGTTGCCGATATACTCGAACAATTCCTAAACGAGGCAGACCCTGACAATGATTTTGTAAAACTCTTTTGGTTCTAATGCTATGAATACTTGTATCAATTTTTCCTTTGAGTTTTGCGGAAAAAAGTATTATGGTGCTTCAATACCTGTCGCAAATATAGATACAGACCAATACGAAAAGATTTGGACGCATTGGGGCGAGTTTAAGAGTGTAGTACAAACTACAAGCGGGCATTATCTGAATGTATGGTTTGAATACGAACTAACCGCGGAAAAAGACTTTACGCTACAAGACACTATCGGAACTGCCAACGCTTACATAAACATTTATCAAAAGGGCGAATACTTACCGATAGAGACAATACAGTTGAAAGATATACGAAGATATGAAACTGAATGACGAATGCACACAATGGATAAAGCAGGTATTGCATATCATCTTTTATGACGAGGGGCAAATCTGCTTTATCCTTAACACTCAAGGTATAACTCAAAGTTTCAACGTAAGCAATATGAACGGCACATACATAATATGCACACATATTTTATTAGGCGCGGAAGTAGTTGAGTTTTTGAAATCCAAAGGACTTAACATTACACAACTGGATAGATGCAACTATACGGTATCTATTGAATGCTAAGACAATCTATTTATCATCGTAGTTAAAAACGTCTATAGATGTAGTAAGTTCTTCGACTTGCTTTTCACATTCTTGTAGCAACTCTTGTGCAATTTTAATATCTGTTTTTTCGTTCATTATTGGTTGTTATATTTCGAATTTGCTCTCTCAGAAACGTAACTTGTTCTTGCAGAGCGTCTTTGGCAATTTGCAATGACTGCACCCTTTCCCGAAGAATGGTTAGTTCCATTTGCTCTTTCTCGGTCAATTCTTTTTTCTGCTGTGCCTCGTCATCCTCAAAGAAAAAAGTAATGGGAACACCAAAGATTTGAGCGATTTGTTCGAGAGTACTAATCTTTGTTGTATTCTCCCGTATCATTTTGCAAAGGGCTTGCATTGATATTCCGAGTTCTTTTGACAACTCCGTCATTGTCATCCCATTTTGTCTCGTTAATTGCTTGATTTTGCTCAAGTTAAGCATTTTGATTAAATTATTAGCTTATGTATGTGTATTTTTTGTTACAAAATAATCCTTATAAAATTTGCACGATTGAAATAAAAAGTTTATATTTGCACCGTTTTTTATAAGAATAATTGTAACTGCTTTTCCTGCAAAAAGCATACCAATTCAACAAATCATTGAATTTTTATAAACTATTTATTCAATATGGCAGAAATTAGAACAACAACAAGAGTTAGTCTGGCAGACACTCTTTTATCCTTTAAGGTTGGAGACAGTCTTAATCTCACTTATGCCGATTTTGGCATCGCAAACAAACAATCGCTACAATCACTAATCTGCACAAACAAGCGTTTGGGCAGAATCCCGCAAGAGTGGAAATTCCAAATTGCAGCGTTTGACAATCCTATGCGTTTCTTTGTTTTGAGAATTAAATAATATGCCCCACAAATATGGACGACCGAGGTATAACAGGAGACGAATGGGGAAACCCCGAAAGGACAAGGGAAAGAAGCATAAGCATAGTGCAGAATACTTAGCCCAAAGGGCTGAATTAAACAAGCCCATAGTTGTTGAAATTGCCGAGAAAGATGTCTATATACCAAGGCAAAAACAAACCCTTACAAGGTATGTTATGATGTTTAACTGGTATGGCAGAGCATACGAATACTACAAGGATGGCGAACTTGCCATTTATAGCGTGCAGAACAGATTCCGCGTAACTGCAAAAACAGTCTATCAAGCCGTTCGCTGTGGCAAATTCCTACAACAAGAGAAAATCAGACGAGAAAAGGAATTAGAAAAATTAAATAGCACTATTAGTCCGTGAGGATAGATAATGCACCCAATCGGGGAACCGAAAGGGTTAGCAGAAGAAATAAATTTGGTTTAAGCGTTCCAAGTCTGTGAAGATATGGGCGCACTTGCGAGAGACAAACGGCAATGCAGGTTCGACTCCTGCCTCTCGCACGAACAAACTAAAAACTTTCACGCTTATGGACAACAATCTAAACGGGACACAAACGGCATCCCAAGAAAGCCGTATCAAATGGTGGTTTTTGAATAACCCAGAAAAAGAAATCACAAGCCTTGATGCACTGCGTCTGTTTGGTAGTTTAGAGTTTCCCAAACGCGTCTCCACGTTGGTAGCACAAGGGTTGCCAATTAGCAGAGACCGCACAATTCAAGTGCATAAAAATAAACGAGTAAAAGCATACTACATTACAAAATCGGCAGCGACTGAATATATAAAACTAAACAATATAAAACAATCAAATTAAAATGGCAGATTTCAAAATCTTCGGGCGAATTGTAGATGTATTCAATCCCCGCACAGGAACAACAAAGGATGGTAGCCCTTGGCAAATGCAAGATGTTATCATTGAGGAAAAAGACGGCAAGTACACAAACAAAGTGCTATTTACAATTAACGGCTATAAAATTTCGCAGGGAGAGTGCAACCTTATCGGCGACAGTCTTCTCAACGGGCGAAACATTACAATCTCCTGCAATGTAAGCACTCGTAAATGGGAAAAAGACGGAGATGAGGGCTATACGACAAATGTATCTGTATGGAGAATTGATGACGGCGACACTCGGAATGTCTCAAACCAACGCCCCAACAACGAGCAACCGTCCGTGGTCAATGTTTCTTATCAAACACCCACACAAGAAGACAACTACCAAGAAACAGACAATAATTCGGGTTGGTAATATCAACATAATGGACGATAGAATAAGAGACGAGACTGCATAGAGATTATGGCATTTTTCGCACTCAAACTATCGTACATTTTCACATACTAAAAACAAACTTATGAAACAAATCAAACTAAAACGAATTTCCCTGCTTAATTTCAAGGGTATTCGTAATCTCACGCTTGAGTTTACCGAGCAGACCACAATTTGCGGTGCAAACGGAACTGGCAAAACAACCATTTTTGATGCATTCACTTGGCTGCTATTCGGCAAAGACTGCCAAGACCGCAAAGACTTTGACATCAAAACAATCGGCACAGACGGAAAAGCCATTCCGAGAATCCCTCACGAAGTAAGTGCCATTCTTGACATTGACGGCTTGGAGGCGACACTCCGCAAGACATACTCCGAGAAATGGACGAAACGCCGAGGGGCTGCCGAAGAAGTTTTCGAGGGACACGAAGTAGAATATTTTTACAACGATGTTCCGCTCAAAGCAAGCGAATACAATGCACGTATTGCGGACATCTGCCCCGAACAGACTTTCAAACTCATAACCAACCCGCTCTATTTTACAGCACAAAAACCCGATATGCAGCGGCAGTTGCTATTCCGTTTAGCGGGCGAAGTAACCGACAAAGAAATCCTCGACAATAATACAGGCAAAGACTTCGAGTCGGTACTTGCACTATTGAGCGGCAAAACACTTAACGACTTAAAGCGAGAAATCGCGTCTAAGAAGAAAACTATCAAAGAAGCGTGCGAAAGTATTCCTGCACGAATTGACGAGCGCAGACGCAACGAAAACACGCCCAGAGACTGGAATGCACTTGCTGTTGGCATTGCAAATCTCAAAAACGAGATTTCTGTCGTAAATAATTCGATTTTAGAACGCACAAAAGCATACGACATTGCAACGGCGGAAAGACAAAAGATTTCAAAACAGATTGCCGAATTGCAAATGCAGGTTATGCAACGCAGAAATGATTTGCAAGCAGAACTTATGTCTGGGTATTATACAGCAAAATCCGCTCACGACTCCGCTGTAATGCAAATGAATGAATTGCTTGCCAAAGTACAATCCAACGAAGGCGTTAAAAAGCATTTTGAGGTAGAATTAGAGCAACTCAATGTTGAGCGCAACAATCTGCTAACAAAGTGGAAATCCATACAAGCGGAAGAATTTGTCGTGGCTGACGACCAATTTATCTGCCCGACCTGCAAGCGTATGTTGGAAGCATCCGATATAGCCGCTAAGAAATCCGAAATGGAGTCTAACTTCAATGAGGACAAAGTCCGTAGGTTGGAAAACAACAAACAAAGCGGACTTGATAACAAATCCCGTATAGACACCATCAAAGAGCGTATCGCAAGAATTGATAACATCAATTATGATATTATGGTAGAAATCGGCAACTTGAAAAATACGGATGCTTATCTCAACGAGCCACAAATACCACAAAATATCGAGAGTCTCATTTCATCTGACGCACAAATTCTCAAGTTGCAATCTTCCATTTTAGGGTTGCAAACCGACTTTGATAAGGACATAGAGAAACCGAACTGCGAGGATTTGATGGCGCAAAAGAATGAATTGGAAACACAACTCAGAGAAGCACAGGTTGCACTTTCCGAGCGCGATGCCATTGAAGCAAACAACACGCGTATTGCGGAACTCGAAGCAGAATACCACAAACAGCAGGAAGCGTTGGCGGAACTCGAAAAGACGGAATACAATATCAATCAGTTCAGCAAAGCACGTGTGCAGGCTATCGAGGGGCGTGTGAATAGTATGTTCCGTATGGTCAAGTTCAAACTTTTCGACACACTTATCAATGGCAGCGAGGTTGAGACTTGCGAAGCAACTGTGGACGGAGTACCATTTAGCACGCTCAATCAAGCACGACAAATGAATGTCGGTTTGGATATTATCAACACCATCTGCGAGAAAGAGGAAATATCCGCTCCGATTGTGATAGACAACCGGGAGTCTATTTCAGAAATTGTTGCTCCTATTCATTCGCAAATTATTAACTTGTATGTCAATCCAGACTACAAACAACTAACCATTCTTTAATCCCATACGACTATGGCTGATACAACAAAAGCCGTTGCATTGCAACGCAACGTGTGCGATGAAGTTATCGCACGAGTAAACAAACTGGAGCAGGACAAAATGTTAGTCCTGCCAAAAGACTACGCAGTCGAAAACCACCTCAAAGCGGCGTGGCTTATACTACAAGAGACTGTTGATAGAAACAACAAACCAGTGCTTGAGGTATGCACGAAGCCGAGTATTGCCAACTGCCTCTTAGATATGACCCTGCAAGGGTTATCGGCGAGCAAAAAACAATGCTACTTTGTAGCCTACGGCAACAAACTCACACTTATGCGTTCCTACTTCGGCACGGTCGCTATCGCCAAACGCGCAGGTAACATCAAGACAGAACCTATCGCCAACGTTGTCTATGAGGGTGATGAGTTTATCTATGAGATTGACCCAGACACTGGTCTTACACGTATCGTAAAGCATACGCAGAAAATGGAAAACATCAATATGCAGCAAATCAAAGGTGCTTACGCTATCGTTAAACTCGCAAACGGACAAACACAAGTAACCGTTATGTCTATCCAGCAAATCAAAGCGGCGTGGGCGCAAGGACGCGGCGGCGGAAACACAAAAGCACACACCAACTTTACGGACGAGATGTGTAAAAAGACCGTTATCGGTCGTGCCTGCAAAATGGTCATAAACTCATCTGATGACGCTTGGCTCTATGACGGCAAGCGGGACGAAATGGACGCATCTGCGGAACGTGAGGAGATTATCAATCAAGCAGAGCAGGAAGAAAGCGCAGACTTACCAGAAATGACGGACTATGAAGATGTAACAGCACAGCCTGCCACAGAAACCGTAAAAGAAAAGGAAGCACAGCCTGCCACAGAGCAACAAACTGACGGATTGTTCGGAAACGAACCTTATTAAGCCCCCTAAAAAATGACACTACGAGTAATCGGTTCAAGCAGTTCCGGGAACTGCTATATATTGGACGGACAAGCAGAATCCCTCATTATTGAGTGCGGCTGCCCAATGCACGAGGTAAAAGAAACCTTGAATTGGCAGATTGGCAAGATTGCAGGTGCTATTGTAACCCACAGCCATTCCGACCATAGCGGTTATATCCGTGAAGTGCTTAGAACCGGTATTCGTGTGTTGGCTCTGCAAGATGTATTCGATGCTAAAGGTATATCACACAATCCGTTTGCCATTGCGATTGAACCCGACAAAGGTTACAAGGTTGGTGGATTTCTGATACAACCATTCGCAGTTCACCACGATGTTCCTTGTGTAGGTTATATCATACAACACACCGAAATGGGCAAACTGCTCTTTGTTACCGATACTGCTGCTATGGGCTACAAGATTGACGGTCTTAACCATGTTATGATTGAAGCCAATTATGCTGACGACATTGTAGATTTCAACATAGAACACGGTAGCATATCGGCAGCAATGCGCAATCGCCTATTCGGTTCACATCTCGAGTTAGAAACTGCAAAACGTATCCTTAGACGGCAAAATTTGTCTGATGTGATAAATATCATTCTCATACATTTATCTAACGGCAATTCAAACGAAAAGCGGTTTATTGGTGAAATTGCAGCACTCACGGGAAAGCCAACCTGTGCTGCAAAAAAAGGAATGGCTATCAATTTATCTAAAAATCCATACTAATTATGATTTTTCGTATTCATACAAACAAAGAATATATCACAACATCCATTTACCATTTACGAGATACCTCTCTATCTTTGCAGGCAATGGGAATGTTATCTTTTATGTTATCTTGCGCTGATAATTTCAAGTTTTCAGTAGAGGGTTTGTCAAAAATCAGTTCCAGTAAAGAAACAAGGGTTCGTTCTGCTCTCGAAGAGTTGAAAGAAAAGAAATATCTCCACGTATCTCCATTAAAAGACGAAAAAGGGCATATCATAGAATGGAATTATGATATATACGAGTCTCCACAACTTGATTTTCCAGATGTGCGAAAACCAGATGTGGGAAGTCCAGATCTTGAAAACAAACACATAAAGAAGAATCAATTAAAAGAAGAATCAATAGAAAGTTATACCCCCTTATATAATTCCCCCCTTACGGGTGAAATTATATATCCCCCTGAGGGGGAAACGACCTTAAAAAACAAAACGAAAAAAAGCGAAAAAGCGAAAGAAAAGAAAGAGTTGGATATGTCCTGCGTTCCTGTAAGTTTCAAAGAGGTTGTAGATGTTTGGTTGAAATACAAAAAAGAAAAACAACAAACCTACAAACAGATTGGTTTTGATGCAATGGTTGAGAAACTAATAAAATACTCCAATGGAAATCCAGAAACTGCCAAAGAGATTATTCTTGATGCAATGTCTAACAACTACAGCGGTTTCTTTCCATTGAAACGTGGAGCGGAAACGCCTAATCACTTACAGAATTTGTCGCCTGAATACATCAACCTCAAAAACGAACAGAATGGAAACAATCACACAAACACTCCGACGCGCACAGGGCAACGTACAGTCTCCATCGACGGTATCGCCCAATCAATCCTTGCGGGTTGCGAGGCAGGACGCAATCGCAGGTAATAACCCGCTGTCGGTATTCCGTGCACTGCCTCCCGCCACCAATCAAGATGTAATGCCTCACATTCTCCGCCTTGCAGTCAATTTCCCCGCTATGAACACCGCTTACACGACGGGGGCAGGGAATGCACAGATAACCTTTTGGACGGTGCTTGCCGAGCAGGTCATCGCACTCGGTTGGAGTGCAGAGCGGGTACGATACGCCGTGGAGTATATGTTGCGAAACTGCCCATTCCGCGAGTTCCGCGTGGCGGAGTTCTTGCAACTTGACAAGAACGTCCACGAGATAGACAATGCCGAGTTCGCTGCCATAGATCGCAGCAACTCCCCGCACAAGCCTATCGTGGCGGTACGCATAGACGGTAGATACAAACTTATCTACCAAGAGGACGCAGACGCTATCGGTCTCACAGACTATCAACGCCGCTACACCACATGGGAGGCAAATCAAATGACGCCTGAGGAGCGCAAGCAGAGGGGTGTTCATTGGATGGATTAACCAAAACTTATTAAACACACTACGACTATGGCACTTACACAATCAGAAATGAATGTTCGATTAGCGCAGGCATTAACGCTGATAGGCGATGTGTACAACGCGCTCAAAAACGAACACGAACACCCCGCCATACACCAAGACCTCGTTGAGGTACGGTGGTTCAACACGGCAGAGGTACAACCCCGCAAGAACCAAAAGGTAATAGTACGAGACACTTGGGGTGCGCAGTACTTTCTGACCTATCCGTTCAGCCATACCAGGTACCCAATGTGGTGGGTGATACCACAGGACACAGACCTATGAGTATCGGCGAATGTAAATCGTGCGCCTTTTGGCAGGGTGGAGACAAA